CTCTGAGAATAATAACCTCTTTGATACTGTTTGCCATATTTTACAATGATTCTTTAACAAATGTACCTCCAATCATTTGACCTTTCCTATTTGCAATTTGATTGTAAGCTGAGTTTATACATTCTTCGATAGAATATCCTTTAAGCTTTGCAAGATTAGTCAATACTACTACGCAATCTCCAATAGCGTCAATAAATTCTACGTGATCATTTTTAAGAATAGCTTTGGCTAATTCGCCAGCTTCTTCTTGTAGTTTAATATACTGCGTCTTTGCATCACCTTTTTGGTAGATACCCCTAGCTTCTGCCCAATCCCTGATTGGTTGAAATTCATTAGTCAGTGTCATTTTTGCTTTTGTTTTTTGTTTTGATAATCATTTAAGGATGCCATATAAGCCACGCAATCGAGTAGATTGTCTTCTTTATGATTGTATGCTTGCCTTGATAGTTTGAGCGCAATCATGCAATTATACATGTCTACGGCAGTTATATTTTTCCTAGACAGTAAAGATGCGATTTGAGCAGCTTCTTCCATACCTTCTTGCATAGGTCCATACATGCGTTCTTTTTCTTCAGACCTTTCGTATATGATCTTGTTTGCTTCTTGTAAGATGTTCATACAACAAATATAAAACAGAATTAGTAAATGGTAAAACTATTCTCCTAAGTACTTAATAATATCGGACTTATCACCCCACTCTCGTTGAGAGTCAATATCACTTGCTTTAATTGTAGGTTTGGGCATATTTCTAGCAACATTCCAGAACCAATTTCCAGAGTGGCCATAACGTTTCATATAGTCCCAACCTTTTGCGTCATAGGTTTTGATACAATCAAATGGAGTATCAATATCACAATCTTTAAGGAACTCTTTATGGTAAGTATAGAATTTAGCTCTACCAAGTTCACCTGGCTGTACATTTCTTGCAACGGCTACTGCATTAAACTTAGTATCTGGAAGTGCAATCTGAAGTGTTCTAGATAATACTCCGGTTGAGAATACTGTCCAGAGTTCATCTATGTTTTTATCTTTGAATGCTTCATGGAATATCTTTACTCCGCCTGCTACAACTTGTTCATGCTTAAGACCGAATGGTAGATACTTTGCGCCAATCTTTTGTGCAAACTCTTTTGCCCAACCATTTATAGTTGGCATAGCAGGAGTTTTTAAGAATATAGGGGTGGCTCCATCTTCAATAACTCGTAATTGATGTTCAGAAGCTTCTTTAGACGCTGGCATAAGTAATACTAACTTCTTATTGTACTTCTTTGCAAGATATGTAAGTGAATATGGAGCGTAGCCTGTTCTTGGAGCAACATATACTAGAGTGTCTTCTTTTACTTGGCTGATCATAAAGTCTCCCATCTTGGCTTTAGTACCATACTGAAACTCTCCATCATCGATCACATTATAATCATCGATCTGCTTTATAGAGAAGTCAAAATCAGGCTTATAGTCTTTAGTCATTTCAAGATAGTAGTTTAAGTCTCTACCATCTGACATGTCTAGATTTGATTGGTCTGTTGCTTTGTTTATAAACATAACTATTTTAATTTAGTTGCGAAGTCATAATACTTATCATGGCCCCAGGTTTGTTTAAGAATTGTATTATTAGTCATTCTACGACCGTTGTTTTTGATTACATGATCTGCAGACTGGTACTCTTGAAAGTATCTAACTACGTCGCAAGCTCTACTATCTTCACAATCAATTGGATTCAAGTTATATCTGTTAGATAAGAATTGTAGTACTTCGTTAATGTACTCAAACTCTTTTACTCTAGGACTAACTTTAGGGAAGATAGCGTTAATACAACGAACAGCATTTGTTCCTGCATATACCCAACCTTTAGGGTTTACCATATTAGGGAAATACTCACCTAAGTCTGCGGCAAATGCAGTTAGCACAAAGTTCTGTTTCTTGAACCCAAGGTTTTTAAGGTACTCGTTACCTAAGTCTGTTACTTGATAAATGTCGAGCCTTTTACTCTTAACTGCTTCGTAGATATGTCTAACCAAACCTTCTGAGTAGTCTAGAATAAACTTTCTTAAATGACCTCTAGTCTCGCCTTCAAATGTGAACTGAGGAAGTAAGTATCCTTTATTGTCTGTAAAAGGCGTAATGCGGTTGTGGAGGTCCTGCTTCCATTCTGGCCACGTGTAGTGTTCTTTCATTATAGAATCCACAATCCAGAAATTACCGAAACCATGCGTACCCAGGATGTCCTTGATATGATCCTTCTTATATCTTGGTACATAATTAATACCAGAACCACAAAGCCTAAATAGATAGAATAGCATAAACCAATCAAACTCATCATTAATATCATGATGTGTAAAGTGATGGCCCATTCCTCTAATGTCTTTTTCTTTATACCATACTGCTTCAGTAAATGCACAGAATGCTGCGAATCTACGATGCGCCGTATCATAAATAGGTACATGATAGATTAGATCATCATTTACATCTTGATATAAATCGCCTTCATAAGGAAGACCTAAACTGCCGTATTGTTGCATTAACAGACTACGCTTATCGTATTCATCTAGTGCTTCAAGGAGTTTTTCGTTGATTATAAATTTAGTCATATTATTTTACAAATGTATTTGCGAACATATAATATTTAGGCTTCAAGTGTACTGACTGCTTAGGTTCCATGTACTCAAACATCTTTGTACCATCTTGATCAACCCATTCTTCTGGCCATTTGATAGTATTTAGGCCACTTTCATTCATTATCTTATTTGCTGTTTCCCACAATTCCATTCTCTCTTGTCTAGTACCAAAATAAGGTTGTTTGAGATATAAGCCAGTGCCAGGCAATTTACGGCTTTCATGCTCAACAGGAAGTAAATTAACAAGAGTAACGTTATTAAGTTTCTTAGCGAACTCTACATATTGATTAAATAGTTTCACAGTAGCAGAGAAAGGTTGTTCTTGCCTCATTAAGTGAAAACGAAGATCGATATTGCCAAAGTAAAGAACTACTTCGTCATACTTTTCATTCCACGTATCAACTAGTGAATCTGCATCTTTTAAGAAGCCAAACAGAGTTTTACCGTCTGTCCTATCAAGGCCAAAGCCAGGCCTCCATACACTAAGTGAATGAGAATCACCTCTTACTAGCTTTCTTGTAGTATTCCCATGTAGTTTAGCAAAGTCAATACAATTGATTGCAGTAAACTGATGATCAATACCAAACCTCTTATTAAACACGTTAAGATCAATTGGTACATTAACTGCAATAACTAGACCTCTGTAATTAGCCATAACTTCAAGCTTAGCTTTATGTTCAGGTTGAGGTCCTCCAATAAAGTTGAATACGTTCTCTTGATAGTTAACTCCTTCTAGAATATAGAGTCTTTCATATTCACTCCATGTTGAAGGGTCAGGATTGAAGTCTAATTCTCCTGGATGTTCTGATTTTAGTATATTCATCATAACGTGATAGTAACCTCCACCATGATGGGAAGTAGAGCTACCTACATTATTGAGCATACCTACTACTGCTGCTTTCATAACTGTTTATTTTCTATAAATGTAACTAATTCCTAGGTCTCTAGGAAATTTAAGTTGTAAGTAAAGTAAAAAAGCCCTCGTAATTGAGGGCCGTTTTACTTATTTTATTTTCCTTTGAAGTAGTTATTGATAAAAGGGCCGGCATTTACATTGACTAGCTTTCCATCATACTCTAATTGAGTTACTGTTGGATCATTTTCTAAACGCTTTTTAACCACAGTAACTTTAGCTCCTTTAGGTATAGTTAGTTTCTTACTTGCATCAGATGCCATAGTAGCACTAAGATCAGAGTTAAGAGTAATACCAGCCTCCTCTTTCAATAAGGGGTTGTCTTTTATGTATTTGTTGAAATTAAATGAGTTCATTTTAGTTTGTTTTACTAATAAATATCATAAAAAACCCCTACCGAAGTAGGGGCTTTCTTTTACATTCCCATAGTCATATCCATCATAGGATCCGGCTTGTCATTCTTCTCTTTCTTTTCAAACACAACAGACTCAGTCGTTAAAATAGTTCCTGCTACTGATGTTGCATTCTTAAGTGCTGTAATAACAACTTTAGCTGGATCAATAATGCCTGATTCAAATGCATCAACCATTTTATGATTCTTTGCATCATAAATTTTGTTATTAACTAATTCGCTTGGGATATAGTTCCACCAATCTTCTACACCAGCATTAGATAAAATCTTAATAAATGGTGCTTGTAAAGCATTGCGAACAATATCTCTAGCAATTGCTACATTACTATTGCTTTCTGCTCTATGATTAAGTGCTACTCTATAAAGTGTTGCACCACCACCTGGTACGATACCATCAGCAAGAGCTGCTTTAGTTGCATAAAGTGCATCTTCTACACGATCTTTCTTTTCTCTGATCTCAATATCGCTATTGCCACCTACAGAAATAATTGCAACACCACCAATCAACTTACCAAGTCTTTCTTGCAACTTTTCTTTCTCATAGAATGATGTAGCTTTTTCAATCTGTTCTTTGATCTCTTCTGCTCTAACTTCGATTGCTTTTTCATCACCTTTACCATCAATGATAGTAGTCTCTTCTTTAGATACAGTTACAAGTCTCGTAGAACCAAGGTATTGGCCAAGTTGTTGTGTAGTCAATTTGTCAAGCTTCAAACCTTTGTCTTTAGAAATGACTTGTCCACCTGTCAAGATAGCAATGTCTTCTAAGATCAATGTTTTACGCTCACCAAAGTCTGGTGCTTTAACTGCACAAACTTGTACAATACCACGCATTTTATTTACAATCAATGTAGCAAGAGCTTCATCACCAATATCTTCAGCAATAATCAATAGTGGCCTATTCTCTGAATTTGCTTTGGTCAATACTTGCAACAACTCTTGTGCAGTTGAAATACGCCCATCATACAAAAGGACGTATGGATTATCAAGCACAGACTGCATTGTGGTATTGTTAGTTACAAAATAAGGAGATTTGTAACCACGATCAAATTGCATACCTTCAACAATCTCTAGTGTAGTTTCACCAGTCTTAGATTCTTCAATAGTAACTACACCTTCACGACCTACTTTATCAAGTGCTTCAGCAATTAAGTTACCAACTTCAGGATCATTATTACCTGAGATAGTCGCCACTTGTTTGATTTGCTCTTCTGAGGAAATATCTGTTGCCAGTTCTTTGATCTCTTTTACTACTTCATTAACAATATTGTCAATCTCATTCTTGATCTCAACAGCATTAACACCTTGGCGAATCTCTTTAAGTCCTTGCTTAATCATTTCAGTGGCAAGAAGTGTAGATGTTGTTGTACCATCACCTGCTTCATTTGCAGATTTGATACTAACTTGCTTAACAAGTTGTGCACCAAGATCTTCAATATCATCTTCAAGTTTATGAAATGCTTTAGCTACTGTTACACCGTCTTTTGTAACTTTAACTTCACCATTTTGTTCACGAATCAATACTGTACGACCACCAGGACCTAATGTTGATGATACTGATTGATTTAGCTTTTCTATACCTGATAGTAGCTTCTCTTTAAGATCTGTCCCGAAAACGTTTTTTGTTGTACTCATAGTCTTTTTATTTTATTCGATAACTCCTAGAATGTCTGTTTCTTTACAAATGTAATAGTCTTCTCCTTCAAATACGATTCTTTGAGAACCGAGTTTAGGGATCAAAACTACTTCTCCTTCTTCAAGAGTAGACATAACTAGTTTATCTGTGTGGAAGTTGTAAACACTTGACGTAGCCACTACGGTTCCCATCTCAGGCCTTTCTTTACCTAAGTCTGGAATAATAATGTTACCAAATGTCTCTTCTTCACTGTCAATTGGCTTTAATACGATATAGCCATTTAGTGGGGTTATTTTATTCATATTGCTAATTTATAACTTCTAATTCATCTATTTTAATACAAAAATAGAGTAGGCCATCTTTTTTAAAGACTGCGTCTACTCCAAACCAAATTTTAAATGGTTCTAACTCTTTCCCATGCATGAACTCTTCTTTTAGAGTCCTTTTGATTAGGAATAAGTCGTCGTTAATCTTAATATAATTACTACAGATTGAAAACATAACTGGTTGTAGGTAGGCCTTTTATTATTTGAGTTGTTTTTGCGGAGTTGCGATCTCTATCTTTCTGATAGCTTTACCCTCAGCAATTGGAATATCTAAAGTAAGAAGGCCCTTATCTAATTGGGCTTCTAGTTTAGAAAGATCAAACTTAGTACTAATCTTCCAAGTCAAATCAAAGCTAGAACGCTTAATACCTTTGTAGATGATATTATCTTCAGAGTCTGATTGTGGCTTTTCGTACTTAATACGGAGTTGATCATTATCGATTTGAATATCGATGTCTTTTGATTCAAGTCCTACGGCTGCTACTTCAAATTTAATGCCGCTAGATGTTTCGTAAATGTCTACTGGATGTGTTACTTTCTGCGTAATTGCAGAGAATCGTGAATTACTTTCAAACAAGTCTCGCCATAGCAAATCAAATGGATCGAGCTCAAGTGGTCTCAATGTTCCCATACTTTTTTGTTTTGTGTTCCCTTACGGTGAACGGTTTATTAATGTTTGTTTCGTAACCTTGGCCTACCTACAGTACCATTTATAATAAATATATGCAAATATAAAATAGTAAAAAAATTAATGTTTTTAGTGGCCATCACGAAGGTTTGTTGCTAATGCTGGTGGAGCTTTAAGATCAATACTGAGTTTAGTAGTGTTCTCCATCAAATCCTGGACTATCCTGGCCGCTTCTTCTGATTTGTTATATTCTACCTCAATAACCAACTGGTCATGGATCTGAGCACATACCCAGCCGCGTATATCGAGTTCCTTGAACTTCCTATTGATAGCTAATGCAGCTCGGTTAACAATAGACGCAGCAAGGCCTTGGATCTGTACATTACAAGAGTTGTTTAGTCCATTGACGTAGTCTCTACTAAGGTTCTTGATATTGTCTACGCCATACTGCCTTTCCATTTCTTTCTTGATGTTCCAATCAAGTAGATCATCACCGATCTTATCGTAGATAGCTTTTACTTTAGGGAGGTGACGAATACGACCAACTTGAGTACTGACATAGCCTTTTTCCTTAGCTTGTGCTTTAGATCTTTCCATCCACTTCTTAAGCTCAGGGAACCCGTTTAAGTAGCCGTCAACAAGCTTCTTAGCCTCTTTAGTAGGAATGCCAAGATTCATACCTAGAGCATAGGCTCCCATACCATAAGGAATACCTAGAGCGTACGCCTTTGCTTTATTCCTTAACTTAGGCTCAAGCTTACGAAG